GAATCAATATCACTGCTGCTCTGCGCGGCATCGGTCATATACAGGATGTAACCTGCATGAGCGCCGTTCTGATAATACTTGCGGCGAAACAGTGTCGCGGCTTCGTTCAGCCAGGCGGAGTTCAACGCGCTCAGATATTCAGGCAAGCCATAAATCTCCTGGTTAATGTCCGGCTCAATCAAATGAAAGATGCTGCCTGCTGCGAACTGATGCGGTTCTTTCCAGCCCTGCACAAACCAGTACGTCCCCTCTTCCACTCCACGTCGCACATATTTAGCCGGCACAGCCTCAAAGCGCAGCGGTTCGCCGAGCTGGTTGCGGATTAGTTCCAGGTACGCATTCCCGAACACCAGATAGTCCAGAGCGAATTTGCTGAACTCCTGCTGGCTCAGCAACGGATGCGGGATAAATGTTGAGGCGAGGATATTGCGCTTCACGTAAATCGGAGAGCTGTGATGAACGGCGGCGCGAAGGCTGCGGGCAAGGCCGTCGAAGCTCACCGGCGGCTCATACCAGCGGCCGTTGCCGGTGCATTCGATGTAATCCAGAATCTCTCGGCGGTCTAAAACCGGCGTCGGATCACCGAAGCTGAATACCTCCGCGCCCTGCTGGTTTTCAGTAGTGTTGGTCTGCGTGGCTTTATGGTATCTGCGCTTACTCATTTAATAGAACTCCAGAATGTTCGGGCTTTGTCCACCATTGGCGGCGGTCAGCGGTTCGTTTAACAGGGCGTGCATGATTGCCCACGCGACGTCGGCGTGGCTGGCCTCTTCACTGCGGCTGGCTTCGTAGGTTGAACGGTTGCCGCTGGCGGTCATCGTTTTGCGGATTGCCATAAACGATGCGGTGATGTCGGTATGGCCGGTGTCATATTCCAGGCGGCCGGAGCTGATGGTGTCTTTTGCTTTGAGTACCAGCGCGGTTTTCACTTCGGGGCTGTAACGGATCTCACGTGCCGCAGGAAAGAACTGCTGCACAAGCTGGAAAACCCCCTGACCGATGCCAGTTGCATCGATACCGATGTACTCAACGGCATAACGATTGGTGAGTTCTTCGATGCTTTTGGCCTGCGCGGCAAAGTCCATGCCCTTCCACTGGTGACGCTCGAGCACGCGGAACTTGCCGCCAGAAACAACTGGCGGAGCAATCACTGCACAGCCTGCGCTGTCGCCGGTGTGCGACGGATCGTAACCAATCCAGACAGGACGATAGGCAAACGGTCGCTTCAGGTACGGGTCGAAGTCTTCCCATTCATCCAGACTGTCCACCATGCAGCCCTGCAACTCAGCGAACGGGAACACGGAAGCCTGATCGTCTACGAACTCACACATCAGCAGGTTTTCATATTCGGCGGGACTGTATTCCAGTTGCAGTTGTTCCAGGTCGAAAAGGTTACAACCGCCTGACAGCGCATCTTCAACCGTCACAATCTGCCGCCACTGGCCGTCGTCGCATAGCACGCCTTTCGACAGGTGGGCGTGCGTCAGATCCAGGTCAATCCTGTCGGCCTTGTTACGACGTCCTTTGTTGAACAGTTCACCCGACCAGAACGGATAGGCACTGTGTGCCAGGCTGGACGGCGTGGAGAAGTAGGTGCTTCGCCATTTCTTATGCAGTGACATACCGGAAGCCACTTTGCGCAGCTCCTGAAATTTGGGGATCCAGAAGTATTCGTCCAGGTACAGGTTGCCGGTGTAGCTCTGCGCGGTGCGGACATTGGTACCGAGGAAAATCAGCCGTGCACCGTTCGGCAATACTATCGGGTCGCCTTTTAAATCGACGTCAACCTGTCTCGCAAAGTCGATGATGTAGTTCTTAAAGACGTGCGCCTGCGCCTTACTTGCCGACAGGAAAATCTGATTACGGCCGGTGGTCAGCGCATCAATCAGGGCTTCCCGGGCAAAGTAGAAGGTTGCGCCAATCTGGCGGGACTTGAGGATGTTGCGAATACGGTGCTGTAATCCGGCCTGATGCCATCCGCGCTGATACTCAAACGACGTTTCAATGAAGATGTCGCCGAGTTTCTCAATGGCCTCATCGCTGAAAACATTCTTTTCCGGCGCTTTGCGTTCGCCCTTATTACGGTTGGCAACGTTCGGATTTAAATCAGCCTCGCTGCCGGTGTGGTTGTAACGGTTTACCCGTGCCAGGCGTTCAATCTGTCGGCCTAACAGGTCGATCTCTTTGTAGTCCTTCCCCTCCTTCACATCTTTCATGACGAGCTGGATTAGCCGCGCTTCCATGCTGGTTTCCACGCGAGAAATGGGTGCAGTAGCCTCCCACTGATCGCGCGTTTTCCAGCTCTGCACGGTCGGCGTTTTTTGGCTCAGCATCTCCCCGATTTGCCGCACAGAAAAACCCTGCCAGTAAAGCAGTGCCGCCTGTCGGCGCGGGTCGCTGATGATGGTGGAGTTTGAAATATTCATGCCGCCACGTTACCGGCCAGACAGCCGTTTTTCGCGCTGCCCACGTTGTGCCATCGGGCAACAACCCGCATCGGCTGGCGGCCTGCGGTGACTCTCTGGAAACTAACTCCCGTTCTCAACACTCATTACCGGAGTCAGTCACATGGCAAAGAAAGTATCGAAATGGTTCCGCATCGGGGTCGAAGGCGACACCTGCGACGGCCGAGAAATTGATGCGAACGACATCAAGCAAATGGCGGAAACATACAGCGCGAAAGCCTATGGCGCCCGCGTCAATCTGGAGCACATTAAAGGCGTATTACCGACCAGCGATTTCCGCCGCTATGGCGACGTAATCCAGCTGAAAGCCGAACAAATTGATGATGCGGCTGAACCGCTGCTGCACGACAAATGGGCGCTGTACGCGATGATCAGCCCGACCGCAGATTTAACGCAGATGGTCGGCGACGGGCAGAAGGTTTACACCTCGATGGAGATCAAACGCAACTTCGCCAACTCAAATAAATCCTACCTGGTCGGGCTGGCCGTCACTGATGACCCCGCAAGCCTCGGCACTGAAATGCTGGAGTTCAGCCGTACGGCAAAACAGAACCCCCTCGCCGGTCGTAAAACCGATCCGGAAAGCCTCTTCACCGTCGCCACCGAAGCACTGATTGAGTTTGAAGATGCGCCGGAAACTGCCCCTTCTCTTTTCGCGCTGGTTAAACAAAAGCTTTCACGTAAGCAGGCGTCAGACGATGCCCGCCTGGCAGATGTTCACGAAGCCGTCAGCGAGGTCGCTCAATACGCTCAGACCGAACTGGATAAGCATGAAACCAGCCTGACCGATCTGCTGAGCCGCGTCGACAACCTGGAAAAATCCAGCGCTGACGAACATGAAGCCCTCAGTGAATTAAAAGGCAAGCTTGCGCAGACACCAGCGCAGAACTTTACCCAGCGCCCGCACGCAACCGGCGGAACAGGCGCTGACGAGACAGTGACCGACTGCTGATCCGACATCTTTAATTCACCCTCAGGAAATAAGTCATGAAAAAAGAAACGCGCTTTAAATTTAATGCGTTCCTCTCCCAGCTAGCCAAACTCAACAATGTTGACGTCGGCACACTGGACAAGAAATTTAACGTCGAGCCGTCCGTCACCCAGACGCTGATGACCCGATTACAGGAATCCTCAGAGTTTCTGACCCGGATCAACATCATTCCGGTGGACGAAATGATGGGCGCGAAAGTGGGTGTCGGCGTAACCGGCACGATTGCCAGTACCACCAACACTGACGCCGGTGATGAACGTGAAACGGCTGATTTCACCAAGCTGGATCAGGAAGGCTATCACTGCACCAAAACCAACTACGACTTCCACTGGATGTACAGCAAGCTGGATTTGTGGGCGCGCTACAACGATTTTCAGACCCGTTTGCGTGACGCCATTATTAAGCGTCAGGCACTGGATCGCATCCTGGTCGGCTTTAACGGTGTTTCCCGCGCACCAACATCTAACCGTGTACAGAATCCTCTGTTGCAGGATGTCGGTGTGGGCTGGCTGCAAAAATACCGCCTGAATGCCCCGACCAAAGTGATGGGCATGATTGTCGCCGAAGACGGCACTGTGACCAATGAGGCGGTGAAAGTCGGTGGCGAAGGTGAGTACAAAAACCTCGACGCGCTGGTCTTTGATGCGGTGAATGAACTGATCGACCCAATCTATCAGGACGACACCGAGCTGGTGGTGATCTGTGGCCGCAAGCTGCTCGCAGATAAGTATTTCCCGCTGATCAACAAACAGCAGCCAAACACTGAGGCGATGGCCGCCGACCTGATTGTCAGCCAGAAACGCATCGGCAATCTACCCGCCGTTCGTGTGCCCGGCTTCCCTGCTAACGCCATGTTGATCACTCGTCTGGATAACCTGTCCATTTACTGGCAGGACGGCACGCACCGCCGCCACGTTGAGGAAGTACCAAAGCGTGACCGTATCGAAAACTATGAATCCATTAACGAGGATTACGTGGTGGAAGATTACGGCTGCGGCTGTCTGATCGAGAACATCGAAGTGACAGCCGGAGAAGACGACGCTGCTGAAAAGGCCGAACTCAGCAAATTCACCTCAGCGATCGTTGATGCCATCAAAACTGCATCAGGTACCACTGCACCGGCAGCTCAGGAGTAAGCCATGACCAGCCCTGCCCGACGTCATTTGTTGCGGCAGTCAGCTATCGAAGCCGCGCAGCAGGATACCAGCCTGCTGCGTCATGCCACAGGCTATGAACTGCTGCTGCAAAAGCTTAATGCTGACCAGAAAGCCCTGAAAAAAGCCTACTCCGCAGAGAAAAAGGCAGAACTCAAACGCAAGATGCTGCCCGAATATGCGCCGTGGGTGGCGGGCGTCCTCGCCGAAGGTAAAGGTGCGCAGGACGCCATCCTGATGACCATCATGATCTGGCGTATTGATGCCGGTGACTACGCCGGTGCGTTGGAAATCGCCCGCTATGCGCTGCATTACAAGCTGGCTATGCCGTTCGGCAAACGCCCCGCCGGTTATGCGCTGGCGGAGGAAATCGCCGACATGAGCACCCGCGCTCATGCTGCCGGTGAGCAGGTCAGTCTCGATGTACTCATGACCACAATGGAACTGACGGAAAGCCAGGACATGCCGGATCAGGTACGCGCCAAGCTGCACAAAATTACCGGTTACCTGTATCGCGACGTGGAGAAATTGCCGCTCGCCCTGCAACACCTGAAACGCGCCTTCCAGCTGAACAGCAACTGCGGCGTTAAAAAGGATATTGAGCGGTTGGAATCAGCCATCAAAAAGGCTGCCAGCAGCTAAACAGAACGCGCCCCGCGCCGGACGGCACGCCAGCCGCGACAGGTCTGTGACCTCGTTCAACGCTGGCGTCCACCGTCCCCTATTCAGAGGTCACTATGTCTCTTGTTGTACCTGCACCAAAGCCGGACGCCGCGACGGAACCCGCGATCAAAAACACGCACTTCTGGCCGGATATCAGTCCGGTGGAGTTACGCGACACGCTGCGCCTGGAAGGAACGGTGACCACCAAACGTCTGCGCGCCGTCATTAAGTACGCTCTGACCGAAGTGAATGCCGAGCTTTACAGCTACCGCGTCGCACAACTGGCTCAGGGATACAAAACTCTCGCTGATGTCCCGGCTGACCAGATTGATGACGAAAGTATCAAAGTCTGTGCCTACCTGCGGGCGGTTTCCTCCATTACAGCTGCCATTCTGGCAGAACGATATCCGAACAGTGATACCACCGATGCCGGCAGTAAAAAGGCCGAGATTGTCGAAAGCACGGTCGATGAACTGTGGCGTGATGGCCGCAATGCGATCAGCGATGTCGCTGGCGTGTCGCACTGTGTAATCGGTCTGCTCTGATGAAAGTCTATGCCGAACAAGGTGACACCGTAGATTCGCTCTGCTGGCGATACTACGGGCGCACCGAGTCGGTGATGGAGCAGGTTTACGCGGCTAACGTTGGTTTAGCCGCACAGGGGGCAATTCTGCCCCATGGCTACGCGGTGGAGCTGCCGGATATTACCCAGGCCGCAGTCAGTGAAACCGTCTCACTTTGGGACTGATGACCATGGAGCGCATCACCTCGTTTATCTGTTATTGCATTGCCGTGTTTCTGGCCTGGCTGGGTGGGATGTCTTATCAGGATATTGCCTTTTTAGTCGGTGCCGCCGTCGGCGTCGCGACCTTCCTGGTGAATTGGTACTACCGGCGTAAAACTTACCGCCTGCTCAAACAAATGGGCGTCAGTGGAGAAATTAATGCAGCCATCAATCGTTAGACGCTGCGCCGTCGCTGCCGTCCTGGCAATTGCCGCGCTGCTGCCGCAAACGCAGACCCTGAAAACCTCCGCCGCCGGTCTGGCACTGATTGCCGATTTTGAAGGCTGCCGCCTGTCCGCCTACCAGTGCAGCGCGGGCGTCTGGACAAACGGCATCGGGCACACCGCAGGCGTGAAGCCGCAGACCCATATCAGCGAACGTCAGGCCGCCGTGAATCTGGTGGAAGACGTGATGCGGGTGGAGAAAGGCATTGCCCGATGTATGGCGATCACCATGCCACAACCGGTGTATGACGCCGTGGTGTCGTTCGCGTTCAACGTCGGCGTGACGGCGGCCTGCAAATCAACGCTGGCGTTTTTCATCAACAAGAGTAGATGGCGGGACGCCTGCGAACAATTGCCGCGCTGGGTATTTGTTAAGGGCGAGCGCGTCACCGGCTTGGAGCGCCGCCGCGCGAATGAGCTGGCCTACTGCCTGCGGGGTATCTGATGCGTATTTTAATTTTGTTACTGCTGGCAGCCTGCGCGCTGGCGGGGCTGCAAACCTGGCGTATCGGTAGCCTGACTGAAAAAGCCGACCAGGCGCAGCGCATTATCGGCACGCTGTCCGCCGGAATCGAAAGCCGCGACAGCGTTATTAATCGGCTGAACGATGAGGCAGTGAGACGCGAACGCCAGGAGCAAAGCCTGCGCGCACAGCTCTCACAAGCGGGGCAGTTAGCACGGGATCGTGAAATTCACCTTCAAAGGTTACTCAATGAAAATCAGGAAATGCGTGACTGGTATGGCGCTCGTCTGCCTGATGGTATTAGCCGGATGCACCAACGCCCCGCCTTTGCCAGCGCCGCAGATTATTTACGTTGGTTGTCCGGCAGTAACGAGCTGCCCGATACCGGCAAGCTCACCGGCCACTAACGGCGGTTTAAGCAGTGATGTCAGAAACCTGGAGGCGGCACTCACAGCCTGCGGCCTCCAGGTGGAAGCGGTCAAACAATGCCAGGAGGAACACCGTGTTAAAACCCGCCCAGCTGCGAAAAGCCTTAACTGACGCCGTGCCGGTGCTGCAAACCAGCCCCGACACATTGCGGATGTTTGTGGATAACGGGCGTATCGTTTCCACGTTAGCCAGCTCGCTGTCGTTTGAATACCAGTATCAGACGGAGCTGCTGATCACCAACTTTGCCCAGGACTGCGATCTGATTATTGTGCCCATTCTTGCCTGGCTGCGTGAGAACCAGCCGGACATCATGGCGACACCGGAAAAGCAGCAGACCGGCTTTAAATTCAAGGCCGATATGCTCGATGATGGTTCCTACGATATCGCGATTGACGTGCAGCTCACCGAGCGCGTGATCGTGAAGCAGATTGATGCCGGTCTGTACGTTGAACACTTTCCGGAACCGCCGCTGCCTGAGCCGGTGGAAAGGCCGCGTGAACTGTACCTGCACGGCGAGTTAGTGAGCCAGTGGCATGAGTGAGCTGTCAGCCTTTGATACCCGCCTGGCGGGACTGATTGACGCGCTGTCACCGCAAAGCCGTAAGGCGATGGCGGCAACCATTGCAAAGCGTCTGCGCAAACATCAGCAGCAGCGCATTAAGCAGCAGGTCACGCCGGAAGGTCAGCCGTTCACACCGCGCCGCACGCAGCCATTGCGATCAAAGAAAGGCCGAATTAAGCGCGAAATGTTCGCCAAACTGCGCACGGCAAAATACATGAAAGCTATAGGCACCGCTGACGACGCCGTGGTGGAATTCACCGGCCAGGTTCAGCGGATGGCGAAGGTGCATCAGTACGGACTGCGGGACCGTCCGTCTGTCCGTGCAAAAGAAATGCAGTATCCGGCGCGCCCGCTGTTAGGGTTGGATGCGGAAGATATGAAGATTGTGGAAGATGAGTTGATAATGTGTATTAGCTCAGGCATGACCTGACACAACTGCGGCGCAGAGCCAAACCTAATCTGGCGGGCAGCTCTGTGCCAGAAGCGGACATCGAGCGAAAAATTCCCCTAAGTTGATGCTTTTTAAAGAGGGAAGCATTCAGTATTTAACCCATCCTATTTTTCTTGGAACGTGAGATAGTTGGATCTGGCGATGGAGGAGAGATCAGATTTTCATAGCTATCCATTGGAATAAAGCTACTGTCCAATTCAGGCTCGATTATACCTAGCATACTCGTACTAGCATTAATAACATGTAATGGTTGTTCTGACGATTTTATAATTTCCTTCATCTTATTTACCGCATCTGGTGAGTAATCGAGGCCAAAGCCGGAAAGATTTTCAGACAATGATTTCACCCAAGGATTGCCATAACGAGTCAATATACGACCCGGTACAGCTAATGGTGCTTCACTTATTAACTTTTCAACGAAAACTGTAGGTAAGGAAAAAGCTCCAGCACTCTCTCTTTTAATATCTACATCGTATAATAGAATATTGCTTGCGTTTGTAACCTCTTGAATTCTAACTAACTGGTCTAGTTTAATTGAATTAAATCCTAGTGGGTCATATTTTTCATTGTAGTATTGTCTTTTAGCCTCATAAAAGACAACCCCCTCTAAATATAATTCAGATGTTAACATTATTTTTATAAAAAATGCGATATCACCAAGTGCAGTTTCTTTCGCACCTTTTAATTTAAATGAATCCCATTTTATTCTCTGAGACATGGAAGTCCATTTAATATCTTGACCAAAACTTAGAAGTGCTATCAACATCCTAGTTGTTATATAGTTTTCACTCCATGAGTCTTGCTGCTGGTTTTGAAAGCTATCTGATAACTCTTTAACAATTGCTTTATGAGCATTTATCACCCACTCATTTTTATTTATTTCTAGCATTGTAAGTTCCTTTCAGGGTTACGATAAGGGTATTAAACTATTTAATAAATTTTACATTATTTTGGATGGTAAGTAATGCTACCCTTTTAA